GTTCACTTTGTTTGCCGTCGTGCTGGCTGCTGTGATCGCAATACCCGATCCGCCGTCGCCCTTGATTGTGATGCCAGGCAATGCCAAGACCGTCGATTCGGCTGGAACCTTGATCTTCATCTTGTCACCGTCCGCCGTACCACCGATGGCGATCGTTACAATCTCCTGTGATGTTGATATGTTGCTCAGGTAGAGGTAAACCTCGACCATGTCCGCCGCTGTTGTCGGTCCCGTGTGTACCGTTGTGAATGTTCCTGAGTCAGCAGCAAGCGCCAACGGTCGGCCGTTTGTGCTTCCGCTTAGAATGTTCCGAGAGATAGTTGCCATGATGTGCGCCCCTTATGCGAATACTTGCATGTGAAGAATTAAGTTCGAATCGTCAGCAGCAGAACCACCACCGCCGCCCGCGTAGGTTTTCAGGTCGGAAGCCGGGATCAATTTGGTTGTTCCGCCATCGTTCAAAATTAGGCCGTCAGAGTCTGCGATTGTGACCGAACCGCCGACGCTGGTGTCACCATCCAACAAATTCAATTCTGCCGTGGTGACCGTTGCGCCGTCGATAATCTCCAGTTCTGCTTCCGAGATAGACGCGCTACCGATGATGAACCCGGTTGCGGTTACTGTGCTGTTGAATGCTGCCGCTCCGGCTTCGCTCATATCCAGGGTCAGCGCCGTAACTCCGCTCCCATTGTCATCCCCGGCAAAAATCAGATCCTTGTCTTGGGTGCCGTTCTCGATCGTGATGTCTCCGCCGCTGCTGTGATCGATCTTTAGCTTTGTGCTTCCGTCTTTCTTGAGTCGCCACTTACCCTCGGCGCTGTCAAGCACGATGTCGCCATCGACATCCAGAGTCAGATCCGCCGCTGCTGCGTCGCCGTCAACCGTTGCGATCGTTGTGGCTCCATGGGTGCCCACAGAAATGGTGCACAGATCCCCTGTATCGGTGCTGTCGGTGATGGTGAGCGTTGATGCGTTTGCGTTAATCTGGTCTACTTGCAAAGCCGTCAACGTTCCAACGCTTGTTATGTCGCCTTGATGTTGCACAACGCTGGACGAAGAAATCCGGCCATCGGCAAACGTGCCGCTGGTCACTTTGCTTGTCGGCAGATCTGCTACATATGCGTTTGCAATTGCCGTACCTTGCCAAACACCCGTGGTAATCGTGCCGACGGTTGCAATGCTGCTGTGTCCGGTTGTAGGGCTCTTCGTGTCCAGCTGTGCGCTAATAGCCTTTGCGCTTGCTAACGTGTCATCGGAACCGCTCACAGACGATAGATCCGTATCAATTGAACTTACCGCCGTGCCCCCGTCAAAACTAAGGCCGCCCGATAAATCGATGTCACCTGCAACACTGAGCGTGTGATCGGGTGCATCGGTTCCAATGCCGACCATTGAATTGCTGACTACCAAATCATTATCACCGCCCGATCGAATGTGACATTTTGCAGCGGTAGAATTGGTGCGTCCGATTTTGACGCTATCTGCGCCATCGGTTCCAATCTTTATGTTTGCGGTTGCGCGTACATCCAAAGACCCAGCCGTGTAGATATGAGCTGTGGAAATAGCAGAAGGGGACAATTGAATATTGCCGTCCAATTCGAGAGCTTGTGTCGGTGTTTCTGTACCAATACCAACCATCGAATTTGTAACAACCAGATCCGCATCAGAGCCGCTCCTAATGTGTACTTTTGCGGCTGTTGTGTTTGTTCTTCCAATGCGCACACTGTCTGCATCATCAGTGCCGAGCTTCATGTTGTCTGTACATCTTACGTCTAACGATCCGGCCGTGTATACATGAGAGGTAGAAATTGCAGTGGGTTGAAAGTACAAATCGCCATCAACACCGATTGTACCTAATGGCGTTGCAGTGTTTACACCGAGCCGGTTGTTGGTTTCGTCTACTGTTACGGTGGTGCCGTCAACAGTAAGATCAGACGCAACAACGTCCTGGTTGCTTTGTAGAATAGAACTTGCAAAAAGTGTAAACGGCATTTTATCAGGCCTCGTAGATTATGACATGTGCAACGGTTGAAGCGGTATCAGAAGCGATCCAAATTGAATGTGTCTGTTTACTGCGCCCCAAACCATAGAAAAACGAACTGTCGCCCGGCACAGGGTATGCAATCACATCACCTGAAATTACGGCCCCGTCTGTGCCACCATTAAACACAATTTTACCGGTCACAGTTGCACCCTCAAATTGTATTTCTACTTTCTCTGCTTTGCCTGGAATTGAAAATTCCTGCATCGTGTTGGGCGTGCCCGAAAGCGTTACTTTCTTGTGGTTTGGCAGTTGTGCTGCGTCTGTATCAATTGCGGCCATGGTTCAAAACCTCCGTTTATTTTGTATCATAAAAACCGGCTATCGCGGGGCAGATCTTCCAACCACACCAAACGTAAGCCTACAATTTGATCTTCTGTAAACTCCACAGCCTGCACAACTGCAATTTGATCTGTGATGCGCAACCGATAGTCCGAGAAAACAATGTATGACCCTGCCTCCAACCATCCAAATTCAATCGGCGCCGTGTATTCTGTTGTTTTGATTGGAAAGCCATAGATGCGCGACCACCAAGACAGAACCGCATCAACGTCTGCGGACTGATAAAAACCAATGGCGTCCTGTTCTGGTTTGTCTCTGCGACCATACCGGGCAAAAGATGTGCGTGCATAGCTGTTTGAACTGGTCTTGCTACCGTCCAACGTTGCACGGCTAACCATTTGATCAGACAAACCGCTTTTGTTGTAGGCTATAGCAAAATTGTTGCGCGGCTCACCGTCCAAAAATTCTACCGTCACCGGGCTTGTGCGCTCCCATTGATCCCGCTCTGCGTCCACATTTGCAACTGTGTCGTTGGCAGTCATGTCTTTTTGCCAAACGATTGGGTACATTCCATCTGCGCCTTGTGTAATGCTGACAGGTGCAAACGGCAGCAGGTTTGCGCGCAACCATCGCCAAACCTCGACAGGTTCGGTGATTACTGCGTCCATTTTGTAACTGTTGATCAAATCGCCAGCCGTTCTTGTGCGGCCTCTGTCGATTTTCATCTGCGGTGCATAGTCGAGCAAATACTCTATAATTTCACCCATGCCCCGACGCGGTGCCGTTTGTTGATCGTTCAATACGCCACCACCTGCAGGAATAGATGCAACAAATTCTATGCCTTCCACGCCTGGATCGCCTGTGATGCCTGTGTCTGTCATCGCGCCAAACGTGGAAGGTGACCCATAAGGTGCAATGCTGACAAGTCGCCCTGCACCGTCCCTGTGTGTGTAGACGGTCGCAGTGTGCACAGAGCCCGGTGATTCTTTCTCGACAATGTTAACGACTGTGCCCGGTGTCATTTCATGGCCAGCAATCAAAAAGCCTTGGGTGCTTTCGTCTATTACAACCGGGTATGCGGGCACTGTGTAATTGTAAACGTCCAAACCAGAAACAGAACTTTTGATCTTGCCCGGTACACCAAACACCCACGGGTATGCGTATCCGCGTTGCCAGTTCAACGAACTTGGAAAAGTCGTTGCGTCAATCACTGCGTCTGCAGGTGGGATCATGCTGTCGCTTGTGTGCATGTTTGACCGCATCGAAAAACGGAACGGTTCGTAACTTTCTCCGTATTGTGGATCGCGCAGCTCTACTGCAGACAAAACGCGGCGCCTGTCGGCGTAGTTAGAGCCCTGCACCCATTGCGACAAAGATGCAGTTGCACGCGCAGGATCAAAACCACGCGCGACAAGCTCTGACACATCGACAGGCAACAAAGCGGATACCGATACCGATCGGTTTGACTCAGTTGTAGAAAACAAATCAACAGAATCTGTAAACGTCAAACTGTCCAAACCGCCCAAAAATTGGCCGCCACCATCACCGGGCACATTCAACGGCTCTGTGCTGATGCGAAAACGCCCAAACGTGCCAAAATCAATTTCGACCAGCAAAAAAATGCGGCTGCCTTGCAATTCATGCGGTGAAAACTGGACGACCGGCACCGGTTATACCTCTTCTTCAATTCTGATCGCAGTTGCTGTTACGGTTTCGCCTGCGTTGCTGCCGGTCCACTCATCACCGATCTGATTTTCGATTCTGTGTTCTGCGCTGACAATGCGGCCGTAAAGAAAGCGGTTGCGGTCTTTTATGGTGTATGCGTTGCCGTTACCTGTTGGCAGCTTTGGCAAGTAGACCACAGGCACCATAGAACCCTGCAAACGAGCCAACAAGCCTTGCACCAAAAACGGTGTATCGCCAACGCTTGCAACCTTAGCAGAACCGCCCGTGGTTAGAATGTAGTCTGGCGATGGGTTTGCATCTGCAAGCTGTGACACGTCGATCGGGTCTTGCCAGCTAAACTCGACAGAACGACGCACCGGTCCACGTTTGACAGCTCTGCGCTGACCACCTGTTGCGGTAAACAGCTCTGTATTTGTTGCCATGCCTCTGATGTGCCCATTGCTGTACTGATTGCCAAAAACAGCCACATGACCCCAAACCGCAACGCCAATTTCCCAATTGCCAGTCTCGGTTGTGTTTGTGTTGCTGCCTGTTACGCCTGGCACATCGACCGGAATAGTCAGCTTTAATTTTTGGTAGCCTTGCGTGTGCGATTCTGGCAAAACAACGCACAGATCTTTGGCCCAAATTTGCCCATCTCCCGTAGTTGGCTTGGATGATACATCACCGTCTACAATTAGAACAGGCGCACGTGCGCTGCCGGTTTCAAACACACCTTCAGAACTGCTTGCAATTTGCGTTAGATCTGGCGTTCCCGTGTTTTGAAAATTAAACGTGCAACCCGAAAGATCGTCAAATTGATAATAAGTATCTCCGGTTTGGTCACTGCTGGGTGCTGGACTGTATAGCGCAGTTATTGAATTGCCGCGCCTGTGGTATTTTACCTGCTTTGCTGCGTCGATCGTAGTAATAACACCCCATGTAGTGCCGTTGTAGCCGTACAAAACTGCATAACGGAAATTAACGTTGCCAAGATACAAAGCACGGGTGCCGCCAAGTGCAATGCTGGGGTCGTTTTCGTCAAGCGTCCAAATCAATTCCGTTGCAACAGATCTGCCGTTGGATGTCCATTTCTGGTTGGGGCTCGGTGATATTTCATAATGCAAAGCTTCAACCGGGTAGTCATGTCTTGGAGTATGCTCCCATTCATCACCTTTTACCGCTGGGCCGTCTTTGGCTGCAATTTGCAAACCGGCTTCCATGTAAATCTGCGATGTGGAATAAAAACGGCCGCCAACGTTTGCAGGCGATGCAAAACCCATCCAATCATTCAACCGTGGCACAGCGCAATGATTCAGATCGCCATCATGTGCACCGGCTTGCACCTTATACCAGCGACTGTGCGCCGTTGCGCTGTTAATATTGCCCCATTCGATTCTACAATATCCGCTGCCGGTCAATTCTGACAGTTCACTGCTTGACGACTCGTAGAATTTCGTCCACGTGCGCTTTGTTTCTGCTGTGCTGTATTCACGCCACCAAACCGTTACTTGACGGCCTACAATGGCCATTCTGTATTCGCCAAATTTATCTGCAGCACTGAAACTGATGGTTGCGCTGTGTAGATTAGAAGCGGCCACGACATCGCGCACAGTAACAGTTGTATCGTCACCACTTGCAGCAAACAGCAACGCAACCTTTGTTTTGGCGTCAGTGTTTCCGTTTTGCATCTCAAAGGCAATGTCGCTGGTGACTGTAGTACCGCCGGAAATAACTTCAACCGCGAATTCCGCATAGGTCAGCATTGGGCCGCCCCATGTGTAACTTTCTGCACGGTCGTTTTGTGTTTCGGTGTGGTTCAGCTCTTCAGCTTCAAAAGACAGATCACCACCTGTTGTAGATATTTTGTAATACGGCATTGCACCATTGAGCGCAACGCCTGCCGACACACCACCGGCACCGTTTTTGGTCCATGCGCCCAATAGCGTATCAGGTGCAACAAACGGCAGATAATGGCGCGCATAGGTGCCACGGTCTGCCATGTCAATCGCAGCGTCAATGCTACCAATTGTGAGGTTAGAATAGCCGCCAAGGTATAAGCACGACACGTTGTAGTCTGGATCGCCGTCTGTGTATATGTCACCGCTTGCAGGGCTATCTTCGAAGCGACATGCAAGCGCAAGCCGGCCACGTTGCCAAGTTATCGCCACATTGCGCAACGTGTCGCGAGCTGTAGCGCCTGCACTGGACGGTTCATCAAAAAAACGCGGGCTATAGATGATGCCGTCTTTCTTTGCGTCTGTGTTTCCCCACTCACCACCGACTAAAGACCACGTGTTGCCGTTATCGCCACTGTGCATCAGTGCAACGCTGTTTTTGGTGTACCCTACCGACTCGTGGCCATGTCTGACGCCTACCAGATACATGGAACCATCAGGCACCGCACAAATTGACAGGTCTGCACGGCCGACAGCGTTACCAAAACTGCTACCGAGCAATTCTGCAAAGTCCTTGCCGTAATCGCCAACGCTTATTGCAGACGATGACGAGCGAGAAAGCGGCGTAAATGCAGAACCCAAAAACGCTACATAGGGTATTGCACCTGTTGCGCTCATTGTCAGATATGAGATAACAAACTGACCACCTGAAACGGCAATATCATAGTGTGCTGCGCTGTTGGCTTCTCTGGTATTTGTTTCGATCGATGTAAACGACGCACCCAGCGACGATGATGCCCATTGCACATACACGTTGCCAGGAAAAGACGGGGCACCCTGCGAAACGCTCGCACCTGTATCAAATGCGCTGCTGATCAACAGAATTTGCCCATCTTTGTAGGCTGCGCGCAATCTGCCTGGATAGTATCGGCCGTTTGTGCTGCCTCTTGCGTCTACCAATTGAGAAAACGGTTCTATCAGGCAAAAATTCTGATACATCGACCAATTGGCGCCGTTGTCGTCTGTAAACACTGCTTGTATCTGCCAATGTTTGAAACTGCTGTTTGCGCTTGTCGTTGTCAGCTCTTCGGCCGTTCTAATCCAAAAGAAACAAAGCACTCGCCCTGAAGGCAGAACGCACAAAGCTGGTCCCGGTTCAACACCTGCAGGCACTTCACTGCCGCCTGTGGCGTCGGTTTTTCTGTTACCGGGTACAAGCTGCATCCCCGGTTCGAGAAAAGACGGCAGCGTTGTTTCTGTCCATGTCGTGGCCTTTGCGCTTTTGCTCCACGCTTTAATGACACCAGTTCCCTCTTCCACGCCTGCAATTATCAGTGTGTCGTCCAGAGTCGTGCATGAGTCAAAATTGATGTAATACAACGAGCTGTCGCCCGTATCAACACGCTCGAAGCCGTTAATCGTGTGTGGCGGTTCCCATCCATAATGTTTGTATGTGTCAGACGATGCGGTTTCATGCCATAAAAACGTACCGCCGAGATCTTCAGGGTAGCCGCTGTTTTGTGTGTAAATGGTGTATTTGCCGCCACTGCCTGTAGTGCCGCTTGTTTCCAAAATCAGATCGCTGTCATCTTTGGCAATTGGCACACCTGGACGCGGCGTATTTTCGGTGAAAACGCTGCTTGTGTCGTCAAAACCGCCTGCAAAACTGAAACGCGGATCGGGTATCAGTAGGCCGCGCATGTCTGTGGGTGTTTTGTTGCTGCCCATTGTTATGCGCTCCTGTGCCCTACGTGTCGTCGTCTGTCGTGCTCATTGCTTAACGGACCACGCGATCGAATGTTATCACGTATGAATTGGGAAAAAACCTTGTGTTCGTACTGAAACGAAACGCCACCAAAACCGCCACCAGGGCGCACACCAGCGTTTGCGCGTTCAATGTTAGACCGACCTATTAATTCTGCGCCAAGTGGAGTAGATACGGCCTCACCGCCTCGCAATCTTGCATTCATCTCTGATACGCCAGACGGTGCACGTACCAAACCGGTCCCGCTGTGGAAGCTTGGTTTTTGTGCGCTAATTTTTGCCAAAGATACAGCAAACATCAATGACGCTGCAGTGCTTTGCGCAACTATCTGTGCAGGGTTTCCGCTTTTCATTGCTGCCATCAGTGACTGAAAGTAATCGACGGTCACTGCAGCTTTGGCAAGTCCTTGCTGTACTTTGAAAGCCTTTCTTGCACCTTTCTTGTCTGTTTCCGCTCTTTTGTCTGCGCTTATTCCGTACAAATCAGAAACAGAACCAAGAATACCTGCAGTGCTTGACATAGATGCGCGCAACGTTTCCAGCTCTTTTTGTTTAATTTCTTCTTGTCGCTGTTTTCTTTTCTCTGCGTTTTCGGCGTCTAATGCGTCAAGCTCTCGCATTGCCTGCACTTTGCGATTGTGCTGTGCCTCGTCTGCTGCGTTTTCAATCTCTGCATTGCCAACGTGTTGA